CATGCCTTCCATCCTGGCGCAAAAAGAGTCTCGCCTGCTGCCGCCCTCTGGCTGGGGAGGCTTTAGGTTCATACCTTGTTTTTTCGCAGAGGCCCGTCCCTTGGCGTTCAATCCGCCTTTGGGGTTCTTGCCTTCCTTGCGTTGCCATGCTGGTGACTTAGCCATTTGCTACCTTCAGCTTTGCACGATGAATGCTTTCCAAAAGAGGTGTCAGTGCCTCTTCGTAGAAATTGCTTGTGAACTCCATTGATCCTATGTGTGGCAAACTAATTTCGGAATCAATGTAGATCTTGAAACCCATTTCCCTGGCGCGGTCGCAGAACAAATAATCCTCGCCCATGTAATATTTGTCTTTGAGGGCAAAGTCAAACAATGCGTAGCATGGGCCTTTCTTGTCCTCATACTCCCACTCTGGGTGGGCCGCAATCATTTTTTCAATGACATGGCGTTGGATCATCATAAACCCAGTGCCCACGCGTTCTACGCGCAGCAAAGCGCCATCCATCTCAATGTCACCCTTATCATCCCAGTACACATCCGCAAAGAACTTTTTCTCTTTGAGGCGGCGAGGATAAGCGCCAGCAGTGATATCTTTACCACCGCTTTGGGCCATTAGGCGCAAAATATCATCGGGCATAACAACTACATCTGAGTCTATAAACAGTAGCTCAGTGGCATCTGTTTTAAGAAATTCAGCAACTAGGGCGTTGCGCGCCATAGTGATAAGGGAGCAATTGGAAAGATCGGAAAGATAAATTCCAACCCCCAATTGCATCGCCTTTGGCATAAGCTGTGCAATCGTAAAAGCTGTTTTGATATTGAGCTTGCCATCATAGGCAGGAATACCAATAAAGAGCTTGCGCCCTTCCAGACTAATGCGTTTTTGTTCAGCCATAGTACACGTTAGCAGAAAGTAAGTTGCTCATGTTCAAGTAGATACCGTTTTTAACCAGTATCCCCTCTCCTGGGATCAACGCAAAATTGCCAAACAAGTCAGATGCGCCAGTGTCATAGCTGGCAATCCACAGTGATGCGTATGTGGCCGCCGTTCCACCCGCAATAGTCCCAGAGTTTATGTCTGTGACTGTAAACGTGTCCGCGCCTGTGCGCGTGATGGAGTAATTACCGTTTGTGCCAGATGAACCGCTTGCTGTTGCAAACGCAAGCCCAACCACATCTCCAGTAACCAAACCGTGGGCTACCTTTGTAACGGTGATAACAGACGCAGTCCTTGCGTATGTAGCCGATACAGGTGCTGTGGTGGTGTCAAAGATGTCCAGCGTTCCAGCCGTGGCTGTGCCAACCATAGAAACAGCTTTGAGGCGGTTTCGCCCCAGAACAACAAAACCCGAGTTGTTGAGGTGTCCTGCTTTAACGTCTGTTTGCATTCCCATAATCAATCTCCTGAAAAGCGGGGGCCGAAGCCCCCTGGATCAATTAAGCGGATGCTGGGAACTGCGAACCGTTTGAGTTGGCAACCACATACACGATGGTATATTGAACAGTACCAGCAGTAACAGCGGCCACAGTAGGAGTCATGGTGGCAACAATTTTCACATCGGTGGGGCCAATGCCAATGCCGTTAGGAGAATCCGTAGATGTAACACCGCACCATGCACCCAATTTGGCGGCTGCGTTGCTGATGGCAGCGCGGCCAGCAGCGGTTACATCAGTGGCAGCCCAGTACAAGGCTGCGGTTGTGCCATCACCAATGCTGACGTTGGCGGCGGTTGAGCCGGTAAACGCAACAGTGGTGTCAATCAGTATGTCAATAATCTGTGCGCCAGCAGGCAGGACACAGATGGTGTCGGTGGTAGCTGAAGCAGCCTGACCGGTGTAATCTTTTTTGAAGGTTTGAGAAACAACGGTTGCACCGCAGTTTTCAATCGTGCCGACAGTTGTGCCGGTGGTGTTACGAACAGTGCCCAACAACCAAGGGCCAAGGTGAGTAGCGAAACCCATAATGAATTCTCCATGCGTTAAGGTGTATCAATCTTGCATGACGGTCAGCCGGGACTGTTTGATACACCGGGTTACCCGGTTTAGATGCAATATACACTAAAAAAAAATAGCGCGCAACAAATAAAAAGGGCTCCCGAAGGAGCCCTAGTAGAAGGACAGTCACCCCTCCCTTACTGAAGCCTATTAGGCTCCGGCAGAGCCGTACATGCCCAGAGGGTCAGACCAGCCGAAGCTGTAACGCTCACGAGACTTGTAACGCACGTTGCCGGTGTCGAAGTCGCCGTCCATGCTGTTCGACAGCGGAGTACGGACAAAGTGCTTCATACCGTTAGGCACGTCAGTGGTCAGGAACCAAGCGTTGGTGTCGGTCAAGAAGTGGTTAATGCAATATCCATCGGGGATAGAGCCATTGTTCTTGATTGCGTTCACATCGTTGTCAGTAGTGCCGACGCGGAGTTCGGTTTCCAACAGACGGGTTGCAACGAATTGCAACTGAGGAGGAACGACCAACTTCTTGGGCTTAGCTGCGATCAACAAGCCACGCTCATCCGTCCACAAGCTAATCTGAATAACTGCGTTTTCCAACGAAGTCTCATTCAAATCAGCAGCGGTTGAAGGAATGTTGCTGTTGGTGCCGCCAGAAACCAAGGGGTGGCTGGCGCTGAACAAAGGAACGCCATCACCGCCGTTATAGCCGGAAGTAAAGCCATTGTTCAGAACAGAAGCAGCTTTAACCTGCTTGGTGTATGCCATTGCACGGGCCAAGGCTTTGGTGTAACGAGCAGACAGGCTGTCGTACAAGTTGTCTTCGATGGCCTCTTCGGTCAGCGAGAAACCCAAAGCGATGGTTTCGTGGGTGTAGCGGGCAGTCCAAGCCTCTTGACCATTGTCATAAGCAATGGCGGAGCCTTCGTTCTTCACCGGGGCGGCGTTGAATCCAGACAGCTTGGTTTCTTCTTCAAACGAACGCTCAGAAGTCTCGGTTTCGTAGATTTCTTTGTGTTCTTGCCCGTACTGTGCATACTCCAAACCGAACAAAGCGTTCAGGCCGGGAAGCAGTTCTTTCAGCAGTTGTGCGCGTGAAATTGCCATGATTTACTCCTTAAACACCAGTGGTGTTGTTGTACTGGTGAAGGTTGATCTTCACGATAAATTCATAGTAGTACGTGGTACCACTAGAAACATATGAAGTGCCAGGAACGACATCAACCACGCGAATGGGATATGCAGCAGTAGTAGAAGATGCACCATCAATACCATAGTAGGAATTGCCAGTAGCAGTCGAACCAACTTGAGCAACGATAGCCACGTTAGAGCCAACCAAAGCACGGGTGTACCCAGAAGGAGTCGTGGTGTTACCGTTAGTGGCAACAACCTTAAACGTCGCAGAAGGATCATCCACAACGTAGGCATATGCCGGGTTAGCGGCGGTAGACAAGGAAGCAGGATAGTACTGACCTTGCACGGTTTGACTCTGCGAGTTTACATATTGGCAACCAACCAACACGCCAACACTGTCGCCAGAGGTGGTGGTGGTCTTAGCAACCAAGAAACCAGTAGAGTCGATCACAACGGTGTCACCGTTCAGAATTGCAGTAGCGTAGCTGGCTGCAATTGGGATCTGACGGATCGCGCCGGCGTAAGGCAAACCATCCAATCGCTGGATAGCCTGGAAGCCATACGTCTTGCTTACAGTAGGATAAGCCATTTCAAAGCTCCAAAAAAATTACATTGGTTTGCCAGAGGAAACTGAGGATTTACCTTCTTTAAAGATGGGCATCCTGGCATCGCTCTGACGCATTAAATTGTTATCCACAGCCCTTGACTGCGCTTCTGCTTGATTCCGAAACCATGCATTTCGTTGATCAACAAATTCGGTCGGGGTTTTGCAAAGTAACAATCCGCCAATCTCAATATTGTCTTTGTATCGACTATTGGGATCGACTAGCAGTCTGAATTTGGGTTGCTCCTCAATGCGAACCGGCTCCCAACCTTCGCGGATTTTGGCCGAAAAGTTACGCGGGTCTGCCTGGTTTAAGTTTGCAACACGAATCCAACGGTAATTGAAGCCAGCCTCTTTGTCAGGCTCAGGGAGTAACTCCGCTTGCATCCACTGCTGAGGACGCTCAAAGAATTCTCGGGTATCAATTTCACGGGGTGTACGGGTATTAGCCATTTTGGTTCTCCAGTTTTCTCATTTCAATTGCGTATTGTTCAGGTGTTAAGCCCAACTTTTTTGCCAAGTTAAGCTGGCTCGTTCTCAACTTCACTTTGTTTGAAGCTGTAGATCTCATCGCCGGTGCGACCACACTAGGTGTTCTCTTTGCCTGACCCTCCGTCTTTGACTGATTTTCAACTGGCTCCCCAAAAACTTCGGGGAAACGTTTCCGCATTGTTTTGTCCAATGAAGAATAGTATTCCGCAGAACCAACCTCTACACCATTGTCTCGTAGTTCTTCGTGAACTCCAAGAGCATACGCACTCATTCCCTTATTAGTGCCAAACCAAGGATTGCGTTTTTGCCACGCTTTAGCCACTGGATCTGGCTCAGGAACATCCTGCGCTGGAGCGGGTTGATACTGCTCAGGAATGGTTTGTACCTCATTTTGCTGTTCTTGTAAAGAAGGCATCTTGAAGTTTTTAGCCTGCATAAGGCGCATATTGGCCTCTTGCATAGCTTGCTGAGCGTCCATTTGCTTATCCACATCGCCTGATTCATAGGCTTCGCGGTAGGCTTTTTTGGCCATTTCAAGCTGTAAAGACGCTGTATTTTGGATGGATTGGACGTATTCTTTCTCGCCGGCCTGCAAAACACCGCGGATTTTCTTGTTTTCATCCATCAAACGCCGGGCTAAAGTTACAGCTTCTTGCTGTTCCCGTAGGGCAGACTCCTTTTCCCTGCGTTCATCATGATAAACCTTCCGCATTTGCAGAATTTTTGCCTTGACATCATCGTCATAAGCCTCTAATTCGTCTTTTTCCAGCTTTTCGACGATTTCCTTGGGCATCGGCTTGCGATTTCTGTCCTCTTCAGGGGTATCGTCTTCAATTTCTATCTCAATCTCTGGCGATTCTTCCTCATTCTTAGGTTTATTTTGATCAACCTCGTCAGGGAATTTGTATTCAGTTTCGTCCATTTTGTGGGACTCCTATAGTTAAGCGCGTTTGATGCCGCGGGGATCTTGAACCACTGCTTCCACAGAATCATCATTGATCATGCGGAATTCTTTACCGTGAATAAGCAATCTGGTGCCCGCGTGTGGACGGACAATCACAAAATCACCTTGTTTGCACCACGGGCCGCTTGGAAAACGGGTTGCATCTTTGTAGCAATCAGGCCCAATTTCCACTACAAATAGAACTGTTGCCAGTTTTTCTTCGTAGTTGACGGTTTCCCCTGCTTTAATGATGCCGCTGTCGTATTCTTTGTCCACTTCTGGGATGGCACAAAGGATTCGATAGCCAGATGGCTTAGGCAATTGCCTAGCTTTTTCTTCCGCTGTGGCCTCGTATTGATAAGAACCAACAACTTCAGGACGATCGGGGTTTGTGCCGATCAAAATTTCATTCATCCATTTTCTCCAAGGTTTGCTTCAGGTCTAATGTGTATCCCCTCGCGGTCAGCAGACCCTTAATCTCACCGCAAAGTCTCTTGTATTCCTCAAACGTCTCGGCTCTTCCTTCTGACAGAAAATCCTTGAGTTGAGAAACCTTATCGTCTGTTTGTTTGACGATTACATCAAGCGCATCCATTAATCACCTTTTTGTTTGGGTTTTGTAAACGCTGTTTTCAATCCATCGGCCAAAAGTTTTTTATTGGTCATCTCTTTATCATGCGTTTTGTCCGTGTTATTTTTTAATAAATCAACGCCAATCTTCACAACTTCCATCTTGCGTTCATTTTGAATGTTAAGCGCAGTCTTTACCTTGTCTGCTTGAATGCGCTTTTCTTCAATTTCTTTTTGTATAGCTATACGCTGAGATTCAATCTGCTGCTGGCCCTGTTTGAGTTGGATGTCAGCCGCATCTTTAGCTGCTTTGCGTTGTTGCTCAGCCTGCTTAATCTTCAACTCTTGTTGTTGCATCTGAACAATAGGATCTTGAGCTTGCTGTTGAGCTTGTTGTTGAGCCGCCTGAGATTGATTCTGGGCCAACAAACGTTGAGCAGCTTGTGCCAGCATTGGTGCCAGCCGAGCTTCAACTTCTGGAGACATATGAACTTCTTCGCCAGATTCATCCATCTGCGGCGGCAAGCTCATACCAAGTTGCAACTCAATCTGCTTCCTGTACTCAAAGCCTAGATGTTCATTGATATGACTCATCATCGCGGCCTGCAACTGTTGAGCCATTGGGTTCCCCTGTAGCAACTGCATGATCTTTGGATCTTGCAAAGCAGACATATGAACCGTAATGTGAGCCTGGTGATCTTGATACATGAATGCCTTAACGGGCTTCATCATCAAAATGTTTTGGTTCTCACTGACAGGATCTTCTGGCTTGCGGTCATCGTCCATTGGTATAAGTTTTTGAGCATTCTTAATGCCCATCACTTCCAACATCTGACGATGCAACAGTGGCATGTTGTACATCTGTGGCGCGCCTTGGGCCAACTGCAACACAGCTTGATACTGCACAATCTTTTGCGCCATCGTTGACGCATTAGGATCGCTGACAGGGATAACATCAACCTTGTCGTAATCAGACTTCTTGGCCGAGGGCGTACCTTCTTCGGGCACATAGTCATAGTCATCAGGCGTGTAATCACGAATAATGTCCTTGATCAAGCCCAACTCTTCTTTCATTGCAAAGTGAATGCGCGCTTGAACAGCGGACATCACTTTAAGAGTCTGTTCCAAAAGAGCCAGTGTCGTACCAACAGGTGCGTTGGCAGACATATCGCTAACATTCAAATCAGCCGTATTTGCAAACCGGCGACCATCTTCAATGATCTGTTGCAACAACTGATACAAGGTTTGACTTGGCTCTTTGTAAGGCAAGGTCATCAAGTTATCTTTGATGCTGCCACTGGGAACGTCTACATCCCTAAACTCACCTGGAGCAATAGGTGTGTCATCACCTTTTACTCTCAAGCCGCGGGTTTTGAATCCACCCGGCAAATTAGAAAGCGTGCCTGCATCAACCAACTGGCGCAACAATGAAGTGCCCGATTTAGCAAATGCTCCAATTAAATGGATCAAGCCAAAAGCATAGAAACCAAACCCAGGTATATACGGGTAGTGAACAAAGTGTGTTCTCTTATGGGACTTCTTATCTTCCTGTTTCCAATTCCTACGGATAGCTAAAACATTGCCGCTGCTCTTATCAATCGTTACGATGTAAGGCAACGCCAGTCCAGTTTCTTCGCCGTCTTCCTTGTGTTCAAACCCCTTGATATCAAGGTCAACATTCATCTCAAGAATCTTAAACCGATCATCTGATGTAGCTCTAAAGCCCATCTTCTCAGCAATTTTTTTCTCAACCTCATCCAATGCAGTCTCTGGCGTGCCTAGATCAATATCTCTCCAAAACCCTGCAACCTGCAATCGCTTAACTTCATTCTCTGTCTTACGCATAACGTGCGTAATACGCGGCGCAGACTGCAAATTACTTGCGCCATAAGGCACAACCAAATCTTCTGCCGGCACAAATATAGAAGCCTCTCTCTCAAGATACGGGTCATAGTAGATCTTCTTGAAAGCGTTACCAGCTAGGCCCAAGCCCCACAACATACGCTCATGCTCAGGCCGGTACTCTTTATTCTTTACCGTCAGCCGGTAATTCATATCTGCGGCCACGCGCATAGACGCATCTTTAGTCTCTGGCGTTTCCTTGCCAATGATCTGCGTCTTTACCGGGCCAGCCGCTGGAAACGTGGACATAATTGCGTCCGACTGAAAACGTACAAGCGCCTCAGACAAAAGCGGGTGATACACACCACAAGCACCCTCCCACGGCTCACTGCGTTCCTCAATCTTTAATCCCAATAACTCCAAACCATCTACATAGGTTTGTAGCCAGTCTTTGCGCGAGGCTAGATCTTCTTCAAACTCGCCCAAAAGTTCATTGGCAATTTCTTCTAAATATCCTTCATCCAAATGCTCAGCCAAGTTTGCATCAAACTCATCTCCGCCTTCTGGCTCTTTGCCAATCATGATCTCCAACCCGTCCATCCCAATCGTTACAGATTCCGGGTCTTCAATCTCAATCTCAATTTCCGGTGGCCCCTCTTCAAGAGCTTCAATCCCCATAGGGGCTTGATACAGAGATTTGTCCATGTTTGTGGCCATTGGTGTTCCTTAATAGTATGCGTAAGATCTACGCGATCTTGGCTCGTCTTTTTCATCGGTGTCCAACCGCAAAAAACCGCCCTGCCGAAACCGAATCAATGCTTGGGTGCTTGAGTCCACCAAGTCATCATGTGATGAGTTTGGAAATGATGCCATCTGTTCAATTACTTCATAAGCCCACTTCTTATCAGGTGCCCACACTTTACCCGATTTGAATAGATCAGTCACGGAATTCAACCGCACAAACTTATCATTACCCCGTGTAGGCGTAAACTCAGATACAGATATACCCATTCTCCTCAACTCAAAGATCAACGGAGATCCAGCCGCCTTGGCCTCCACAATAAAAGCATCCGGCTCCCACTCATGGTACAACTCCTGAGCCTTAGCCTTCAATTCAGGAAACTCCATCCTCTCCTGAAATGCATCCAGCAAAATTACATTCACATCATTTGGGTCTTCGTTCATATAAAAAACCCCCCAGGTCGTACAGGCCGAGAAGTCACTCCGCTCATTCTTCGTAAAAGCCGTGTCCCAACTCTGAATCAAAAACTCACAAGCCGGTGGCCTCTCCTTATCCCATACCTTCCACCACTCCCTCTTAACAATAGCACCCTCTTCCCCCGTCGGCTTTTGCTGGTACTGAGCATTCCACTTACCCGCCGGCAACTCTTCCTTCAAAGCCGCTAACTCATCCAAACTCCAGAACTCAGGCCACAACGGCTTACCCGACGGCAATATCGCAGGCAACTCAATCAAATCCCACTGCTCACCTGTCTGCCTCTGTATCGCATCCTTCAATACCCTACCAGTCAAATCACCATCAGCCCAGCGAGTCATCACAATCACAATAGTCCCGCCCGGTTGTAAACGCTGCCGTGGCCCAGACGTGTACCACTCATATACCTTCTGGTAAACCTCCGGGTTATGAGCCGCCGCCGCAGCCTCCTGCTCACTGTGCGGATCATCAATAACCAACAAATCCGCACCCTTACCCGTTACCGTCCCCCCCACACCAATAGCAAAATATTCCCCACCCTCATTCGTAGCCCACCGGCCAGCAGCCTTACTATCCTGCCTCAAATGAACCCCAGGAAATACCTTCGCATAAGCCTCACTCCCCACCAAGTTCCTAACCTTACGCCCAAACCCAACAGCCAGTTCAGCCGTGTTCGAACACTGAATTACCTTCTTCTTAGGAAATTTTCCCAAGTACCAAGACGGCAACAAGTAAGAAGCAAACTCCGACTTCGTATGCCGCGGCGGCATGTTAATAATCACCCGCTTAATCTTCCCACTCGCCACATCCTCAAACTTCTTTGCCATCAACGCATGATGCCGCCCATGCACAAACCCAGGCCACATCATCGTTACATAATCCATAAAAGTACCCTGCGCCTTCTCCCTCTCCACAGCCGCCTGGTAGACCTTTATCTCATCTATCAACTTCTCGTACTGAGCCGGATCTAACCCACTCAGCATCTCCTCCAATGAATCACTCATTCAACTTTCCTAAAGTTAATGTACACAGGCCGGATCGTCCGCCCCCTATTCTTCAATCTCTTCAATACCCCCAACTCCACCAACCGATCAACCAACCTGGCCGTGTTTCCAATCCCACCCTTACCCCTCATGTCCATAATATCCCTCAACGACGGACTACTGTGAAACCTCTTCCACCACTCATCCACAATCACAAATACCTCCCTCTGAGCCGGACTCATCTTTACCCCCAAACATTCCTCAAAACTAGTCCTACGCCGCGGTGACATCGCCCGATTAATCAAAATCTGCCTGGCAACGTTGCCACCCTGCGTTTTCATGTTACTTAAAAGTTCCAAAAATATACCCCCCGGCTAAGTCATTCTGTTTTGTTTAGGGGGGTGTTTTCTGTAGATTTCCACTGGGCGTCAGGAATCTGTAAGTTAGGGGTAGGGGGGTCAGATTCTAGAAGTGATTTAGTGTGTGGAATAGTATGTAAGGGTTGAGTGGGACTCCAAACGGAATCCGGGGCGGTGGGGGTCGCGTCCTGCTCCGCCGGCAAATCGTCAACGGGTGGCATCAGTTCTTCTATCAGCGCGTTCGCATCTCGCGCTGTCGCATCCGTTGCAGTGCTATTCATTAGAGTGCGAAGCTTTGCCAGTAGCTCGGTCTTAGCATCGCCGCTCGACTTGATTGTGTGAACCTCTCGCCGCTCTGTGAAAGCCGCGACCTCGGTAACAGTGCCTAACACCTTAGCCGCTTGCACCTTGGTAGCGT